TCCCAACACCCCACAGGCATACGACCAATGGATTTTCAATGTGGGTGCTCCGGTTCCCACTCCGGAAACGCACCCGCCTGTGGCGCACGTGGGAAAAGATGCAAGCACACGGACAATTCAGCAACTGGGGACTCACCCACGATCAATTACAACACGTCGATGCTTTCCTTAAAGCCGAGTTCATCCAACCGGGAAAGTTCTGCCACATCATCGGAAGTAGAAATCTTTACCACCGCATTATCTTCGGAAGATATATCGCCGCCCTTGAGGCAATCATCTATGGAATCGAAGGAATGCAAGCTGTCTGTGCCAATTCTTACTCAACCGCGCAGCAGCTCGAGCAAATTGCATCTGGAGCAGATTGGACCCTTGAAACAGACCACACAGCCTGGGACGCACACGTTAGCACCCAGCACCTCTACTTGCTCAATGACTTCTACAGACGAGTGTTCGATGTGCCCCAACACGAAAAAGTCGTTTTCGAAATGTGCCTCAGAGCCTATCTCAAGACCCGTTGGACATACCAAAATGGAATCAAATACACACTTCATGGAGGACGGGTCTCCGGAGATGTCGATACCACTCTGGGCAATTCACTCTTGCACATCGCCCTCAACAAAGCCATCGCAGAGGAGTGCGGATCCACCATCATGCAACGAGTCAAAGGAGACGACTCCGTCATATGTGGAACTGGCCCAAAAATTAGCATCCCCCTCTATAGAGAGTACGGATTCGAGGTCAAACCCATCTGGCGAGATCGTTTATCTCAAGTGGAATTCTGCAGCTCTTATATCACTACAGTACGCAACGCGAGCGGCAATGAAGTTAGGAAAATGTGCCGACTCCCATGGAAAATTATTGGCAGACTTCCTTACACAAATGCGTGCTACGGCAAAAAGCAGCGGGTTATGGTACAGCGAGAGAAGGTACAATGCGAGCAATTTTGCAATGATTGTGTCCCAGTGCTTGGCGAACTCACTAACTACTATTCCCGATGTGGAAGCATTACTTCACATGTTCATATCCAATCTGAGCAGCGTCAAAGGCTTTTGGAACACTATGATTCTGGCGGCGCAAACATCACACAAAGAGGTAGAGAAGATTTTAATGAAAAATTTGGGATTAGCATTTCAGATCAAATGCACTGCGAACGATATCTTAATACATTGGAACCAGGTTCCCCTCCTGACCATTGGGTTCTTAGAGCCCTTGGCCAGCCACCAAC